GCAAATTGGCCGTTGGGCGATGATGGCGGCAGCGGTCGGACCTGCCTTGCTGATTTTCGGAAATACAGTGAGCATGATTGGCAAAGTTGGCGGAGCTTTATCAAACTTGGGAAGATTTGCAAGCATTGCAACTAGAGGTTTTTCGGGATTGTCGGCAGGTGGCGGAGTGCTTAGAACCGCAATAGCGGCAATTACATCACCTGCAGGCATCGTCATAGCGGTTTTGGCCGCAATTGCTATTGTAGTCCTTGCGGTAGTAACGAATTTTAAGGCGTTTAAATCCGCTATGAACTCAACTTCTCCGACTTTCAAAAAGTTGCAGGAGAGTTTCAATAACTTAAAGGCAAAAATTGAGCCTTTTATACCTAAAATCAAGGAAGTAATCGGCGTTATCGGTGAGGGTATTGCCTTAGCCGTTGGCGTGGCCGTATCTGCATTTGCAGGCTTTTTAAACGGTGCGATGACGTACATCGGCGGTGTTATAGACGTGCTTTCAGGAATAATTACATTTATCACTGGCGTTTTCACAGGCGACTGGAAAAAGGCGTGGGATGGTATAACTCAAATCTTTAAAGGTTGGGCAGGCATGATAAAAGGTATTATCGAAGGCATAAAGGGCGTAATCGGTGGTGTGATTGACGGAGTCAAGGGAATAGGCAACTTCTTTGCAGGTGGCGACAGTAAGATTGCAAAGGCTGCAACAGTGCCAGCGAAAGCCACAGGAGACCTTAACTGGATGGGCGGCTTGGTGCAAGTGAGCGAAAAAGGCGGAGAGATTATCGACCTGCCACACGGCACACGAATTTATCCACACGATGAGAGCGTGCGGATGGCCAAGGGTGCAGGCGGTCCAGTTTTCCAAATGCCAAAACTTGCAGACCAAATTATTGTAAGAGAAGAGGCAGACATAGAAAAAATAGGCGATGCTGTGGCAAGAAGAGTTATAGCGTCTAAAAATAATAGGGGAGGTATGAGTTTTAGTGCAAATATGGCTTAAGAGTGGCGCACCTTTGCGCTTCCCCGTACTTCCTAGTGAGTACAAAGTGCAAAGGAGCAGGGGAATTGAGACAGTAAATATAAATGCTGTTGGCGAGACGGATTTGGGCGGAATGAGGGGACTGAGAACGGTCTCCTTTTCTTCCTTCTTCCCGAAGCGTTATGATCCGTCTTACTGTGAATTTAGGGGCATTAAAAATCCACAGCGCTATGTCAAGCAGATAGAGCAAATGATGAATAACGGCATTGTGAAGCTTATCATAACCGGAACAGCGATAAACTTCCCTTGTCGAATATCTTCTTTTGAATGGGGAGAGGACGACGGAACGGGCGATATAAGGTTTTCGATAACCTTAAAGGAACACAGAAAAATCGCAATATCTCAGTCAAGTGTAGTAGCTGAGAGCCAAGCAACCACGCAGACAGCAAGCGAAGATACAAGCGCAAAGGACACGGCAAAAAGGGAAGATACAAGAGAAAAGCCGAAAACCTACACCGTCAAGCACGGCGACTGTTTGAGTTCAATCGCAAGAAAGCTGACTGGTTCGTCAGACTGGCACGCACTGTATGAGCAAAATAAAGGTATTATCGGAAGTAACCCGAATTTGATAAAAGACGGCACCGTCCTAACTATTCCATGAGGTGAGATATGAAGATAAATCTTATAAAAGATACAGGAGTTATTTATGACATATCCGGAGCTTGCGCAAGAATAATTTGGAAAGGTTCAGCAAGCGAAGCATCAAGAAGTGTTGATTTTGACTACATCAATGCGCCTTACGATAAAACCGTGAATTTGCCGGGTATTTCCACAGGCGATTATATATCGCTTGAGGACACGAAAGAGGGTGAAATCTTTTTCGGGCAGATTTTCGGAGTAGAAAAGTCAAGCCAAACAGGAACTATTACTTTTACGGCTTACGACATGATGAAGCACTTGCTTGAGTCAACAGGGCAGTATAACTTTAAAAATTTGACGGCTGAAGCGATAGCTTCTCAAGTATGCGCTGATATACAAGTGCCTATAAGGCATTTGCACCCTACGGGCGTAAATATCGCAAGTATGATATGCGATAAGATGAAGATGTACGATATAGTGATGGCTGCATACACAAAGGCTCATAAAATCACGGGCGATAAATACTTTGCAATGATTTATAAGCGCGGACTTGGGGTATACAAGACAGAATGGATTGTAAAAGGCTTTACGCTTTCGGAAGACTCAAATATATACGCAAGTAGCATATCAGAGCGCATGGACGATATAAAAAATAAAGTACTCATATTTGACGATAAAGGCAAGCAAATCGGCGAAGTGAAAGACGACGGAAGCATAAAGAAGTTCGGTATCTTTCAGGAGATTTACAGCAAAGAGGAAGGCATAGATGCAACGACCGGAGCGAAAAATCTTTTGAAAATCAAGCCGACTCAGGCGATAAAGATATCGGCTATAGGCGATATAAATTGCTTATCTTGCTACTTTGTAGAGGTAAAAGATACAGCTACAGGCTTATCAGGCAAATATTGGATAGCTTCAGACAGTCATACTTTTGAGAGTGGTGTCCATAAAATGGAACTTGAACTTAAGTTTGATAGCTTGATGGATACAAAGGACATAAAAGAAGATACTGAGAAGAAAGAAGAAAAGAAAGAAAGCGCAAAGGCAGGTAAAGGCAAGGCCAAGAAGTCAAGCGGTACACCTGAAAAGAAAAAGAGTAAGCAAAAAGAAATACTTGAAAGCGTAAAGAACAGAGTTAAAGAGCAACAGGCTCCTGCGGTGTCAAAGCCTGCACGACCTGAAAGAAAAAAATATACAGGAATGATGGAGTAGGTTATGAGTTGGACAGATGCATTTATAAATACGGATACGGGCGATTTATCGGACGGTATACAGGTAGCTGAAATGGTGAGTTCTAACTCATGCAAAATCGGTGACTTGATACTGACGGCGGAAGATTTGCTTTTTAATGAAAATTTGACGGTAAAGCTTGCAAGCAAGGTGGCGGGACAATGTCCTGAGGGCGGTAGTTTGCAGGATACAAGCACATATATAAATCCATTAAAAGCAGGTGACAAGGTGGCAGTATACAAGGTCAAGGGAAGCGATCCGAATGACTACACATCAACCTTGTATATTGTCTTAGGAAAGTTGGTGAAACTATGAGCATATTACCAAGCTTTTTACAAGAATTAAGCGATACAAAGACAATAAAAGAAGATGATAGCCAAGTGGTCAAGGTACCGAGGGAGTACGGCATAAATTTTCAGACTGGACAGCTTACAGGCAAAATAGTAGAAGGCTTGGAAGCTATAAAGGTATGGATATGGCTATGCATGCACACGGAAAGATTTAGACACGCTATATACTCTGCAGATTATGGCACATCTTTAGAGCAGTATATCGGTTATATGCTCAGTGAAGAATATATAAATACCGATTGCGAAAGCGAAATATCGGATGCATTGCTGATAAATGAGTATATCGAAAGTATAGAAGATTTTGAAGCTGTTAGAAATTCCGATAGTTTGAATATATCTTTTAGAGTGGTGACGAAATTCGGAAGTGTAGAGGTAGATGAAAATGTACGAAGATAAAAATTATAAAAGTATCCTTGCCGATATGAAAAAGTATATCGGCGATGAGATAGTCAAGTCAGAAGGTAGCTTGGTACATAATGCCTTGTCTGCCTTGGCTTATGAGATTGAAAAGCTGTACATACAAATGGACTTTATCATTGAGCAGAGCCACGCAGGTACAGCGGACATAGAGCACTTGGAAATGATAGCACTTGATAGAGCGATAGTCAGAAAAGAAGCGACACATGCGTATGTAAAAGCTGAATTTAATACAGCTATTCCGATAGGCTCACGATTTAGCCTTAAAGGTTACAATTACAAGGCTGTGGAAGTCATAAATGACAGCTTACATCATTATAAAATGATGGTGGAAGAGACAGGATCCGGAGCAAATACGCTGAAAGGCGACTTGATAGCGATTGACTATATAGACGGTTTAGAGTCGGCAAAGGTTACGGAGTTACTTGTAGCAGGCGACGAAGAAGAGGATAGAGACTCTTTATATAAGCGATATATACAGAGTTTCACATCACAAAGCTTTGCTGGAAATATCTCAGCCTATAAGGAAAAATTCGCAAGTATTCAAGGTGTGGGAGGTTCAAAGATATACCCAACTTGGCAGGGTGCAGGCACGGTCAAAGCCGTATTGATATCTTCAGAAAACACTGCAGTTAGTAGCTATCTGATAGAGCAGATAAAAAAGGATGCCGTACCCGACAAGGGTGCAGGCTATGGGTGGGTGCCTATCGGTCACAATTTGACTATTGAGTCAGTAAAAGAAGTAACGATTGGCGTATCTACTCAAATAACTTACGCATCAGGATACTCAAGTGCGAATTTATCAGAGAGTATCAAAG